AGATGTACCTATTTTACTTTCTGCTCTTTTGTAATCTTGGTGCTGCATAAAACTTATATTAGCTTCACTAAGAAAAATTTGTGATGAAGATGTTTTGTATATACCCACATCATTTACTTTTTCTTTAGCTAAAGTTTCAACAACTGATTTGTTTTTGTTAGAAATAAATTTAACTTTGCCATCTAACCCAAAGTAAGAGTATCGCCAAACTCTCTTACCATTTTTTGTAGTTGGTTTAATATTAAGTTCCATTATTTTACCTCATGTCTAAATGTTGGAGTAAAGTTTTTTGCTTTAATATCATTTTTCCATTTAGGATCAGCAAACAACATTTCTGCTCTTTCCTCAGACATAAGATATTGTTTATTGTCAATTAAATTTAAAACAATAAATGGATTTTTTCTTGCTCTAGGTTTAAATCCACAAAGTGTATATTTTCTTTTACCTTGTGATGTAATTATTTCTGCTACCTTAGTTGTATCTAAAGGTTTCATCCAACTCTTATTTGCTTGTCTTACTTTTATCTCATGTGCTAAAGCTTTTTCTTCTTCACTTAAAGCATTAGGTAAAGATACTTTTAATTTAATTGTAAAAGTATCATCATCATAAGTTGCATTTCCAAACTTAATATCTAAATTAAGTTTTTCTTTATTTATTATTGATTGAAGTTTATTCCTTACTTGATCAATGTATTTAGGTGTTATTTTTTGTGTAGTCATTTTTCTCTCCTCTATTAGTTAAGTTATAACAATGTTATACTATACCTATAACAGTATTGCAAATAATCAATTGGTGTTTTTTTGCTTATATTTATTAGGTTTTTAAAAGCTTTTATTACAGGCATAAAAAAAAAGCCGAAAAGAATCTTGCGATTCAATTCGGCTATATATTTATTTTGCTATACCAATAGCAATTGATTCTGTACCCACCCTTTCCCACTAGCTAAAGCTAGAACTATATGTACTGAATAAGTACATATTCCTATTCGGTTATTGTGGAAGTAAAGATTTTAAAAGTTTCATTTCTTGATTAGAAATTACACCTTTAATAATATCTTCTTCATCATCTTCTTTTAAATTAGGTACTGATTTTTCAAAAAATTTTTTTTCTTTATCAGAAATAGACCCTCTCATAGATTTAAAATTATCTTTCAAAAATGTACTTGCCATATTAGTCCTTTATGTAAATGTTTTAACATTAATAGGTTTACCACCTGGATTACCTTTTTTTTGTGCTTTCCTCTTTCTTGATACTGCACTTTTTATTTGTGCAGCAGACATACTTCTAGCTTTTGATAATGGTACACATTTTGGATATTTTCGTTTAGCATCTGCTTTTTGTTTTGATCTACCACATTTTGCAAACGATCCATCTTTTTTTTTAGATCCAATATCTACCCAGTTTTGTTTAAACCATTTATTTAATCCACCAGTTCTAGCCATTATGTAGTCCTATATCCCCCACCTCTTTTTTTATAAGTTCTAACTAACCAGGCATTAGCATATGCTGATGGATAAACTTTAAATTTTCTTTTAGCTTCACTTTTAACTCTTGAGTATAATTTTTTGTTAGTTGGTACATTAGCCATTTTATTTACCTTTAGTTCTCATTGTTTGTTTGTGTGCTTGTGTAAATGACAGAGGGTTTTTAGCTCTGAGCATTAATCTTTTCATTTCACTAATATGCTTCTTGGTATGACCATGTGCTTTTTTGTGTCTAGCAAGAGCAGTCTTTTGTCTAGGTGTTAGTTTTTTCATTGTTGTTATATTCCCTATCGCATTTAAAATGTGCATGAGTTCCACCATAGAATGATAAGAAGCTCATATCGTTTGTGATTTCTTTTTTGCAGTACCTACAAATTCCTACATAGTGAACACTTGTATTTTTTTTCCAAGTTTTCTTAGCCACTTAGCAATTCCATTTTCTAAGTGCTTTATTAATTCTACTATTAGGATCTCTTGCAGTTTTCTTAGAAGTAAGTCTTTTCTTCATGCCTAACATTCTGGCACAAAAGCTCTTTCTACGATTAGCAGCTTTAGATCCTTTTTTTAATTTACTTGGTTTAGTAGTTACAGGTGCTTTTAAATTACCACCAGTAGCTCTATTATAAGATGCTCTGCCTTTTGCATTAAGACCACCTGATTTAGACTTACCTGCTTTTCTTTGCCATGCTGGAGTTGCCATTATGCTTTAACCTTTGGTTTTGGGGGTGGAACTATTTGTTGTTCGTTACATACAAACTTAATAAAAATTTTATTTTTGTTTACTTCCTCATAGCCTATTTCTTCTAATTTAGAGATAGACTCATAGTTACCGGCTATCATACAAGAATAGCCATCAACAAATAAATCTGGATATTTGTAAGGTGGTAAACAAGTGTTTGCTACAGCAGAACACATTATTAAATTTAATACAAAATTCATTCATCATCTTTCTTAGTCAATTTGTGTACTTGATCTTCTAGCTCTGTAATTTTTTTATTAGCTTGATCTAAGTCTTGTTGTGAGTGTTCTAATTTTTGTAAGCATCGTTTATTAGCTGAGTCCT